AGATTGCCATTTCGGACAATCTTAACAGGAGTAAAGTAAAATGGTCCAAATAAACGCACGTCTATTAAAAGCAGTAGCAACCGCAATGTCTGGCGAAGAGACACGCTATTATCTTAAGGGGGTTCATGTGCAATTTGGACCGTCTGGTCTCACGCTTTGCGCCACAGACGGCCATCGAATGATTGTTGCGCGGCAGGATTACCAACCCGACGACCAACCGCGTGACGATCAATACATTATTCCTGCTCGCCTTATTAACGTGATGAAAATAGGCGCACGGTCGCAGGATTATGCAACTTTGACAATCGGCGACAATAAACTACTTACCCTTACTCTTGACGGCATAAGCGCAAGCGAAGGTGCAATTGAAGGTACGTTTCCGGCCTATGCGCAAGTTGTGCCGCGTACAATTAACAACGCGGTTGGTCAATATGATCCCGAATATTTGTTTGATTTTCAAAAGGCTATGAAAATAGTTGGAATTAAGGCCGGATCTCCGGTCATCCACCACAACGGGCTTGATCCTGCTTTGGTAAACTGGTTGCCTGATGGCCACCTTGCAGGGGTTAAAGCGTTTGGTGTGATTATGCCATTCAGGCAAGGCAAAATGTTTGAAAAAGCACCGTCTATTGCATGGGCTTGTGGCGAAGAAGCAGCGATTGCAGCGTGACAACAGTTCGAGCGCAACCCACGGTTGCGCTCTTGCGGTTGCCATAATGGAACCGACAACAACAAAGGTAAATTAAAATGTTTATTGAATTACCACATGGCACAATTATCGAAACAAATAACCCTAGCGTTTACGATGGACCATTCTTGACGGGTAAACGGTTAAGCGCAAAAGAAGGGCAACGACGCATAAAAGAACAAGCGCAGCGCAACTTGTTCGATCTAGGTCTAAAGGCGGGTGATACCGTCTATTCCGTCCTGCGTCATGTTTCAGCCTCTGGCATGTCTCGCAACATTGATTTTTATGTCATCAAAGACAATCAACCCTTGTTCATTACCGGATTGATTGCCAATTTGCTTGGCCTCAAACGTGCCAAGGAAGGGTTAACCGTCAAGGGTTGCGGTATGGATATGGGTTTCGCTACCGTTTACAATTTAAGCGCTACTTTATGGCCTGGCAACGGTTACGCTCTTAACGCAACGTGGATTTAATAAAATGAACTTACAAGAGCACTATAAGGCCGTGCGGGCTAGGCTACACGCCGGGCGACCGCCCGACCGACCGCCTGAGCCCGACCGACCACCACCCGTCGACCTAGGCCCGCTCATGCGCGAAGCCCACGCGATGGCCGACACGCCTATAGGGCCGCGGTGGAAGTACATCCTACGCGAGGTCGCGAAACGGCATAACATAACGATTGATGAGCTGATCGGCCCGCGCAGGGTCAAGCGGCTCGTCGATGCTCGCATAGAGGCCTACCATCTATTGCGCGAGCGAGGCTACACCCTGCCGCAGATCGGTAACAGGATGAACCGCGACCATACGACTATTCTACACGGCCTACGCAAGCCCTTTAACCCTATGAACAGAACAGGTGACCTATGAGAATATTACCGGACGGCATCGACACCTACGTGATCTTAGACCTAAACGGCAACGCCCTAGGTTGGATTTCCCGCTCGCATTGGCACGGCAAGTGGCGGGCTCTGACCGCCAAGGGCCGCCTATCACACCACTACACCCGCGCAGGGGCGCTCGATGCCATACATTGAGCTGTCCTTATTAGCCATTTTTCTTATTTTTGGAGGATACCTTGTCAATATCATTATTACAGACGCGCAGCCGAACCCACGGCTCTTACCCTTCAACAGCAAAGCTAAGTCAAGCCCTGAAGGACACGATGAAGTCGGGCACGAATTGGATCAGCCTGTCGGACGAACAGGCCGAAGCCCTCGAAATGATCGCGGTCAAGATAGCCCGCATCTTGTCCGGCGACCCCGAATATCCCGACCACTGGGACGACGTGATCGGCTACGCGAAGCTAGGCCGACCGGAGACTGAGGCGCAGGGCGCGCTCGACCTGACGGATAAATTTAACAACTTGAGGAACCAGCCATGAGAACGATAGCTGCGTTATTAGCCCTGACGGTCACCGCGACCGCGCAAGATCTACCGCAACGCCCTAACCCCGCCCTGACGCCCGGCGTTGTCAATCCGGCGGCCACCGTGTCGGTCATATGCGTGCGAGGCTACACGAGCCAAGCGGGCGTGCGTAACGTCACAGACGCGACCAAGGCCAAAGTCTTCGCCGAGTACGGCGTCGACCCTAAAGCGGATCAATTCGAGGTCGACCATTTGATAAGCCTAGAGCTAGGCGGGTCAAACGACATCCACAACCTATGGCCGCAGGCGTATAATACCAAGCCCCTCAACGCCCACGTCAAGGACGCGCTAGAGAATAAGCTACACGCGCTTGTTTGTGCGGGTAAAGCGGATCTGGCGACCGTGCAACGCGACATCGCGACCGACTGGGTGGCGGCGTACCGTAAATATGTGGGGGCGTTATGAGACACGCTGACCCCGTCACAATCGACCACATCATAGAGCTACGCAAACGCATAACCGACCTTGAGCGACAACTCGACAACGTCCTAGCGTGGATCAAGCCCCTGCAACGCGAAAACGACCGTCTGATAGCCGAGGTCAAGCGCATAGCCGACCATAACCAGATGGAGCATCTGAGGTGAAGCCGATTGGAGTACACAACGAACGATGGACGCCTGAGCGTATCGGCATCGCACATGGGATGCTGCACAGCGGCCTATCGCTCACAAAAACGGCTACGCGAATGGGTATCACCCGCGCAGCCCTAACCGCAGCCCTCAAGCGTCACGGCGCAATGCCTAGAAAGATATGGATATGCTCACCGGATTAATTGTGTTAAGCCTAGTCACTGTCATGTCAGCGTTGCTCGACATTTGACCCTCCCAGACTTGGCCGCCCCTCACGGGGCGGTCTTTTTCATCTCGACTACATTATCCTTGGCGACAGGCTCGACCATCCGGCGAAGCTCTGACTTGGGCCTGTGGCGGTACTCAGGAGCGCACCAGATATGTTTCTTGGTGTTATATTCACCTGAGTTGCAATGGCCCATGTCAACCCACCCTGCCTCCTTGAGTGCGTGAAGCAACGCCGCCTGCGGCACCTTGGTGCCTTGCGGCATACCGCCCGCCAGACGGTCGCACAGCGCGTGGAGCGGTGACGCGACAACGCCCTTGGCGAACTCGCCGACACGGGTGCGGATCATGTCGACAATATAGCTCTCGGCGATGGTCATGCCCTGCTCGATCAGATTCATCTTGAACTCGGTCATCATAGGCGCAGCCGCCGGGTTAAACGCGCTCACATCACGGCGGTGCAGCCACCCTGCGACATCCTCATAACCGCCTGACTTGTACCAGTCCCAGAGCGACGCAGCCTCGTCGGGATCCATCCGCTCGGCGTGTGACCAGATGCAGAACCAACGCCGATCCTGTGAAGCCAAGCTGATCGGCACCGGATCGTTCGAGAACGCTAGCACGAACATCCGGTTGACCATGTCATAAGGGTGCAAGCCCTTGCGGTTGATCGACAGCGTCTCAGGCGGCGCGGCAATGATCGGCTTCAACTTGTTAGCCAGAGCGCGGCGCTCACGGGCGTCAGGCTCCTTCAACTCGTTGATGATAAGGATCTCGCTCTCAAGGTGATATGAGAACGCCGACGAAATGCTGTCGTTGTCGACCAGACCACGGTTGCGGAGATCCGGCCCGCAGACCGACCAGATGAACGGAGCCCAGAGCGTATCCTTGCCGGATCCCTCGTCGCCGCCATGCAGCACGGCGTGGTTGATCTTGACATCGGGGTTCTGGAGCTTGAACGCCATCATGTTGAAGACATGTTCACGCTCGGCGTCGTTAGGGATCAACACCGCTACATGGTCGAGCCAACGCTGGACATTGCCCGTGCCATAACGGTTAGGCCGCGCATCGCGCCAACGGTTGCCATAGACCAGACCGTCGCGGGTAACAAGGACGTTCTGGCCCGCTGAGTAGGTGACGCTGACCAAGGTGCGAGCGCCCATCGCCTGACGGTTCTCGTCGAAGCACACGGATGCCTCGATGCGACGGCCGTTGTGGATGGACTTGCAAGAGACGTGACGAAACAGCGCGTTGAACGACGACCGACTGATCTCACGGCGATCTTCCATATCGAAGAAGCTCTCATCGTCTTGGATGTACGCGAACCGCTCGTACCACTCGGACTTCTCGACACGGGCTAGCTCCTTGCGCTCGACCTCGGCGATAAGTTCGGACGCGCGGTCGGGGAACGCCTCGGTCGGGGCTATTTTGTCATAAGTGCGCTTGAGAGTTGAGGCCACGAGTTCTTCACGGAAGCCATACTCGTGTTTGGGGCCACCTTGCTCTGCAACCCAAGAGAGAAAGCGTCGGCTATCCCAATCACCGCAGTGTTCATGGAAGCAGCAATAGGAACGGTTGAGAGGATGGTATCGTCCGGTAGGGTTACCGTCCGAATGCTCTGCGGAGTTAGGGCAGACAATGCCGAACCATCCCTCGCCATTCGCAGGTTCGACAATCTCACCACGTCCATAAATCCACGCAAGGACGTCGTCGCGTCCGTCATCATCCAAGCGGACTCGCTGGAGTTGGGCTGTGTCGGCTTCGTTTGGTGTGACATCTAATGCCTCGCAGATCTGTTTTAATGAGAACTCGCGTTTTTGATCAAATTTGATCAAACGCGACCGGAAATTATCCCGCCCAGGCTTCAGGTTCATCGAGCCCTCAAGCCGGAAATTGCGGACGGGGTTGATCGCACCGCCGTCGGTGTAGCCTGCGGCTGCAATGGCTTTGATCGCGGCAGCGAAGTCGCCCTTCAGCGGCTGGTCATCGAGCGCGAAGGTGTAGCCCCACTGGTAGTTGTTAGGCGACGTCTCCATGACCCATGTCGGCGGGAGAGGCGGGATCTTGGACTTGGTGCCGATGTCATCAAGCACCATGAACGCGACGCGGTCGCAGTAGGACGCAGCCGCTGAGATCTTACCGCCGACGAAACGGTCAAGGATAAAGCAAGCGGTGTTAGCGTACCATGCAGCCTCGCCGCGCTTCTTCTCAGGCAGATAGGCGGGCCATGAGCATTTGAGAGCGCCGTCAGCGTGAACACCGCCGGATGGCTTCTGCTTGACGAATAGGATAGTCTCGCCGACAGGGGCGATTGATGCAATATAATCGTTGAAATTCACTTGTTGTACCTCCGCATAATTTTAACCTCAGCCGCCAAAGGAAGACCGCCCGCCCAATTCGGCGGAATGGTCATCGCCCGTCGCAGTTCTAATGCGGCGGCGTCTGGTAGGTCTGTTTCTAGGACAATTTCGTCGTGAACGTGTAACACAGCGTCGACCTGTCGGAGAGCATAGCGCAACAGGTCATTGGCCGTTGCCTGAGTGATATTCTCACAGGCCAAGCCTCTCCACAAGCGGGCGCGAGGCCATTCTTTTGCATCTTGCGCGGGCTTCCATGCAGCCTTGAGATAGGTAACGTCGTCGCCCTCAAACCGTGCAAACGGGTAACACAGCACTCGGCCTGATGGTAGCGCGTACCATAGGTGCGTACCATCATAGAGATAGGTAACGCGGCCAACCTCAATCGGATGGTTCTTGTTCCGCAGCGCCCGCATGTAGGCGCTCTCAAGGTTCTGCCAATAGGTCATCGCCCACGGGTTAGCCCTGCGCCATCCGTCGACCATGCGCCGAGCATCGCTCTCAGGCAGCACGATGCCATAGGCGCGGCCCATAGCCGCGAAGGCACCGATGCCGCCGGAGAAGCCAAGGGCTAGCTCTTGGACCTTGCCGATCTGGCGCTGCTCGTCGGTCACCTCGTCATATGGAACTCGGAAGGTAGCTGAAGCATTGACCTTGTAGACATCTTTACCCGTGACGAACAGTTCGAGCTTAGCATCGCCCTGCGGGCTATTGGACAGCCAAGGCGTGACACGGGCTTCAATAGATGACCAGTCAGCGACGACGAATGACTTACCCTCGGCGGGCAGCAGCGCAGGGCGCAGCATACCCTTGAGTACGTCGGTGACGCGCTTGCCGTACTTCGGGACAATCGCATGACCGCGCACCATCGCCTGACGCACTTCGTCGGGCTCTTTGGCGCACTTGCGGGTAAAGTTGTGGACCTGAGCGCCGTAGGACGACGCACGGCCAGTGGCCGAGCCGCCGGCGAACACGAACGCGCCTCGGACACGGTTGTCCTCCTCGTCAGCCAACGCAGCCAAACGGCCGAACTTAGCAACAGATGAGGCCCACAGATCGTCAGCGCACTGGATGACTTCCTCGACGTCGGGCGGGACTTGGTCAGGGTCGTTCATGGCAAGCAAGTTGGCCCGAACGGACTTATCAATGGACTGCTTTTCTTCGCCGTCTTTATGCAACGTCATCAGCTTGCGGGCTTCAGGACCGACGCGGTCCCAGACCCACTGACGCATCTTAGGGCTGCGGACGGATGTGATAGCGCCCTCGGTAACCTCGGTAACGATCTGTTGGATTTCCTCCAACTCGGCGCTCGCGTACCGGACGGCGGCGTCGCATAACGCACGGTCGACAAGGACGCCTCGGTCGTTGATGCGCTCGTTGATGTGATAGTCGAGAAGCTCGTCAGCGGCCATTTCACGCATGGCATTGCTGACAGCCCGCATAGCGCGGACGTCCTGTTCGCAATAGGCCACCATCTCGGCCATCAACGCGGGGTCGTCGTTAAAGGTTCCATCAGCGCGAGGAATCGACAGCATGCGAATCAATTGGTTGCCGCGGTGGTCCTTTTTCATCGTGCTGCTGATGGCGCGGCCAATGTCTTCAAGCGAGCCTGGCAAACAGTTAGCTCTCGCTTGCGCTGCGGTGCAGTAGAACTGTTCTAACTTGAACGGGATCTCAAGAACGTGCCAGAAGATCAGACGCTCGAACGCAGCATTGTGAGCGCGGATTTGTCCTTTGTAGTTACGGACATCTTCAGGAAATGGTTGATCGGGCGTCCATGTGCAGACTTCGTCGTCATTAAACGCATAAGACATGCACAGCACGTCGGTCGAAGCGTCGAGGGAGTAATTGTAAACGCCGTGCGTCTTGAGATCGCAGCGGCTCCTTGTTTCAAAATCTAACCAGAGCATTTTACTTTACCTTTACAATCAGTTGGGGCGTCAATTTGGTTGCTGGACTAGACACGGGAGAAAGCCAGAAAATACCGTGTTGCAACATCCTTGAACGCTGGCTTAACCGCCCCGTCTGGATTAAGAGCGACGACGACGGCGCGTCGGTGCTTCTTCTTCTTCAACCGCAACTGTTTCCTCTACCGCGCCATCCATGCCGATCCATTTCTGGACTTCAAAGACAGGCGAGTAAATGCGGCCATAAGACTTATGCTGGTAGTGTTCCTTCTTGAGGGCCACCACTGGCACAGGCTTATCTTGGTTAGCCTCAACCTGCGCCGCGATTGCGAGTACCAACGCTTGGACGCTGCGCTTGCCACCGACCGAAGTCGTCGCATAACGGGCTTCCATGCCTTCGTCTTCGCCTTCAAGACACTTGAGGCTCATGCCGATCTGGATCTCCCAACCACGCTTTGCGCTTGGCGGGGCCACATCCATTTCAGGCAATGGCTGAGATACCGGAACCATCTTCTCACCAAGCACTTCACCGTCGCCCCAAGCAATATAGCCGTGGACGAAAGAGAATGGATTGACGGCCCAAGTCGATCCGTCTTCAACCTCGGTCTGATCGGCACCGAATACCCAGTGGCCGGTCTTGTCCATCTTAAGGATGACCGTGCCGCCGGTTGGATCAGCGACGTTGACCGCACGAAGAGTAGCGGCGAGGTTGGCGACGGGAAGGTTAGAGTTACCAAAGTTCACTAGATTAGACATCATTACACTCCAAGTTTACTAAGGGCAGCAACCATTTGCTGCCCGATTTGCAACACGGCTGGGCGAGGATCATCCTCGGATGCCAGTGTGTTACCCGATGAGACAGAGACGACTAAACCTTCCGGCATCGACAGCTTGGCCTTCTTTAAAAGCGGATCTGTCTTTGCCGGTGAGATTACAGA